TTCATATGGATATGCAGGCTGAGTAAAGTCTCTAACAATGCCTACAAGGATTTCAAATTCTTTTCTCATAGAAGCATGAAGTCTTGCTTGTACTGCTGACATAACTTTCATGTTTCTTTCTAGCAAAGCTAAAGTAGTTCCTACTGGTGCTTGGTTATTCATGTCAGATACTTTCATATCATTCATACTAGCAAAACGCCTACCCTCTTCTACAATGTTTTGTAATAGTTGATACAAAGTTCCTGATGGTTCTTTGTATGGTAAGAAGGTTATGTTATCTCTAATAGCACCACCGGGAACATCAACATCTCTAAACTCTCCGGGCATGATAGGAGTATCATCGCCTTTTATTCTAAGACCTCTAGCCTTTAGACCACCCGGCAAGTTAGATAATGTTCCAGCATCTACAAGCTGTCTCAAGATTGATGTTGCTGATTTAGCTAAACCACCAACCATATGTATCAGACCAAAGCCATAGAAACCAAGACCCGGCAGGTATTGATAGTGAACAAAGTGCATACGCCTGAGTTTCTTTGGGTCATCCTGAAAATAATTTCTTCTGATACTTAATACTTGACCACTAGGATAATCAATAGATACAACATAAGGCAAAGCTATCCCAGTTTGTTTGCCACCAGCCATATCTTCATAACCTTCTAAATCAAGGTCTACCTGCATTTCTAAAATAGTATGCCTATCATCGTAGTTATAAGTTCTGCTTTCGCCAGTCATCTCGTCATACTTCTTGCGAATATCAGACTGATTATCTGCTGGCTCAGGTATATCTATGTCTCGGTAGAATCCAGCTACTTGCATCTTACGAACTTCGTTAGATGATTTGTGCATTACATGAGTTGCACGCTGACAAGTTTCTAAATCGCTTGCACCATAATTAACTACAACATCTTCTGCTGGTACAAAGATAGAAGCAGGTCTTTCTAAATTAGGGTCGTAATAAACTTTTCTAAATGCAGAACCTGCCAAGGGTAAAGAGAATAACATCTTCTCTGTTTCAGTTCGGTACTCCGACATCTCATGTGTCAAAAGATAATTAAGATAATCTTGGACTCGACCAGCTTGCTTTGTCTTTTCATCAGTAAGCTTACCAACAATCTTTGTCCTTACTGGTCCTTGTGCTGGAAACATCTCTGCAATAGATTGCGATTGAAACCTAATAACTGCTTCACTCAACATCGGATGGAATACACCACAAGCTCCTGCCCAAGGTGTAGTTCTTTCTTCTATCTTCAAGCCTAGTTGGTCTAGACCTTTGACATAGCTTTCTTCCCATTCGGAACGAGAGTCTTTGTCTGCTTGATACTGACTAATTAAATCACCACCTAATTCATTCAGGGTTGATTCATCCATATAGTCAGCAAGGTTTGAATCAAAGTCCTCAGCCATTATGTTTTGTTTATCAGGCTCGAAATCTATAATCATCCCTCCATCATCGGTAGCTATTGCTACCGAATCAGGATTATCTATGGAGATTGATAATTCTTCTTGCTCTGGCATTTCGTCTGTACCAGCTATGGGAGTTGCTGGGTTATCTCTTTCTATTGCCACTTAGTACCTCAGTAATAGTCTGCGACTTTATTATGTTCTAATGGTTCTTCTTCCTCGTCACTATCCAAAGGAATAAAGCCACCTTGTCTAAATCTTAACAGAGCTTGCGTGCTGCTATCAACTAAATCATCATGTTCCATATTAGGAAATCCTGCAAACTCTTCGACAACTTCTTCTGCCCAACGAGTCTCAGGACACCATACTACTCCTGATGAAAATAAATCTGACACAGCATTTACTCTCGAAATCTTATCATTACCTCTACTTGGCGTGTATTCTTGTACTGGTATTCCTATAGCACGCAGTTCAAATATCAAAGGCATCCCTGCTGCTTTTGCCTCAACAATGAAAGCATCGGGTTTAAATTCTTTATACTTATCCATAGCTCTAACTTTTAGCTCTGGAAACTCTAACCTATCTTTGTAGGCATCTAGCAATATTACATTGGGTGCTAGCATCCCTTCATCGTTTTCTTTATAGAACACTCCCCATGTAGTACAAGCAGAAAAGTCAGCACGCTGATTCTTCATAAAGGCAGTATCCCAAGATTGTATTATAAACTCACAGTCTGGTGGATTTCTGCCTTCCCATGTTTTCCACCATTCCCTCTTAATCAAAGCACTCTCTTCTGCTGTAGGGTCTTGTTGATACTGTGCTTGCCATTTGCTATTAGGCAGTTCTGCTCTCAAAGCTTCTAATTCTGTAAGCGACCAAAACTCTTCCCACAATGGATTACCTGAAGGCATGATGGCTGGGAGTTCTATTACTTCCCATTGGTCTGCACCACCTCGCTTTATACTAGCATCTACTACCTGACCAGTAAGGTCTCGCTGATGCCATCTTGTCATTACCACAACGATAGCACCATTTGGTTGTAAACGCTGTCTCGGTCCTGATGTATACCACTCGTAAGTTCTATTGAATACATTGATATCGCTACTCGCACCCTCTTGTTCTGAATGAGGGTCATCGATTATCAATAGGTCTGCACCTTTACCAGTAACCGCACCACCTACACCAATCGCAAAGTATTCGCCACCTTTGTTGGTATTCCAACGACCAGCAGCTTTACTATCTGCTTGCAAACTGACATCAGGAAATATCCTTTTGTAGTCTTTGCTGTTCACAAGGTTTCTAACCTTCCTACCAAAGCCAACCGCTAATTCTGCAGTATGGGCAGTCTGGATTATCTTCTTGTCAGGAGAACGCCCTAAGAACCACGCAGGGAGCAAATAAGAGGCGAACTCACTCTTGGTATGTCTAGGAGGCATATTAATAATTAAACGCTTTATCTCGCCCTTAGCGACCTTCTCGAAAGCTTCAGCCATTATCTCGTGATGTTTACCATGAATAAACGCTGACCACATCTCTTGTACAAAGTTCAGGTAGTTATCGTGGGATAACTCTCTCTGCTTCGCATCCTCGTATTCCTCAAGCAAATCCAATAGCTCTGCTTTCTGAGAATTACTAAGACTCCTTATCTGATTTAAAACATTTTGATTCATAGTAGGTACATACTAGATTAGTAGATACTAATTAAAAATTCCTTAGTGGGTATATAACTGAGTGGGTATATACTAAGTAGTAGGTATATCTACTGCTAGACTTTACCATATTATAGGGTCTTAACATCAAATGCAACATATAAATCAAAATATATACTATGGGGGGTGTAGGATTCCTACCCTGTTTCCACATTCGATTATATATATGAACTAAAAAACGCTATCATTTTGCAATACAATAGGGGGGGGTACATGAAAGTGCAACATCAAATGTGTGAATCACTATGTATATATGATATGCAAGTGCATCTTTCTGCAAGGGGGGATGGGGGTCTACTAATCTTCTAACTTTCTAAAATCAAAGGGGGGTCTTTCTTTTTGGCTCTTCCTATTGGTTCTCTGTGGTCTCCTCTAATAGAGCGATAATCTTCTCCTCTATATCAGATGCTATCTCTTCGCTATCTCTACTCTCTTTCACTTCGACTGTGTCTGTGAACAATCCTATGGTCTTTCCTAGAAGTTCCAATGCCCTGACTCTGCTTGCATCTGAATCCGCTTCTTTACTCTCTCCCATTAACCTCTCAAGAACATACTCTCTGGTTCTGACCGAGGATGCTACTGAGGACTGCTCTACCTTCTGAATTGCTCTTTGTATGCTTAGTGCAATCTTAGGGTTCGCTAGAAGCTTGCTCGACTCTGTCTCTGTCCATTTAGGCGGTGTTCCATCCTTTTTCATTTTCACATCATAGACCTCGCAATACGCATCCTTGTATGTGTGCTTTCCTTTTATGATTAGGTCTACAAATTTTCTTTGCTTCGGTGTGAGGTCGGATTGATTGGGTACGATTTTTAAATTGGGTTTTTTGGATTCAGTCATGCGGAAATTTTACCAGTAATATTTTTTAATCTGGAGGGATTGCTGTATTGCTTTTCGCTTTCATTGTGCTTGCTCTGACTGTTCAATTTGCTAGAATGACCTTATGACAACGACTTTTGACATACACGAATTTCCAGAGCGACAAGTTCTGTCGCTGGCTCGTGCAAAGAATATGGAGGTGGAAATAACAGACCAGTAAGATTTTTGATTTGACCGCTTGCGGAAAACATCTAGGAAAGGTGGCAAGCGTGGAGTCTCTCCTTGGCTCTCTAACTCAGGAAGGAAAACTCGCAGACTGGCTGATGAGGTACAACAATAAATCCTCGGACAAACAGCGAAACATAAAATGTAAATGATGGTCACTACCGAGTGACGACTGGATGAACAGAGCAGAGTGACAGAGACCGCTAACTCATCCGACTCTGAAATGAGAATAAAAAAACATTTATGTAAAACAAATTCCTTAAAGAAAATTTTTTGTGAGGGATGGCTCTTTGCTATCCCTCGCAATATCTGTCGCAAGATGTGTGTCTTGCCTGAAGAAGCGAAAGCAGAAACAGATACTTTTAACTTTTATGCAGAGGTGCATTATGAAAAATTTCTATATTAGAAATATCAAGGGGAACAGAGATAGCAGAAAGCAATCTGTTCGTAAATTTAAAAACAGTTCTCAGTATTGGGAAGCAACAAAGGAGGTGGTCTAGTGAATAGATACACAGAAGATGGAAAGCTTAGATGGATTAGGTCAAATTATCCTGACAAGTTTTATGACAAATTCTTTTTCGATGATGATGAAAGAATATTTCTTATCAGAGAAGGAGAGTCTTTCGAGGATGCGATGACTACTCACAGAAACTTGGGTCTCAATCTGAATGGCTACAAAACTGTAGCTGGTCTCAGAAGTGCCATCACAAGATTAGTGAATGGTGGTCATGATATTTGGGAGTGCTTTAGTGCTTTAGGTTGGACTAGGTACTACGATGGATGCAAGCAGACTTTTCATTACAAATTTACTGGCGAACAAAAAAACGTGAAGCTGGTTAAATTTCAAAATACTGCATGGTCTTATATGGGTCATAAGTGGTTTGAGCCTGATGTTGATACTGCGGT